AATTACTTTTAGAATCTTTTTTATAATTATCGCCAGGAGGCAGACCCCATTTACTTAAGGGTGCAGCCTCCGGCATTAATGAACGAGCTTCTAACTGGATTTTTTTAACTACCTGGTAAATCTCTTTATTCATAACTTTTAAACCGTCTTTGTCAAACTTATTTAAAAGCGCGACTACTTTGTCTAAGCCGTCAATCTCTTTAGCGCTTATTCGGCCTGGAGCTTGCACGTCTTACCGCCTTTGCTTTCTCAGTTAAAACATCTACTACCGCCGCCAGCATTTCCGGCGACATCTGCAAAAAGTCCGAGGTAGGGATCCCGGTCTCAACTGCTAACGCCGCTATTTGATGAGTAAGTGTTTGGCGATCACTTACCCATTTAACGGGTCGTTTTCGATTACATCTACCTCGGCTAACGTCTTTAAAAATTCATTACCAAACACAGCGACACTCTGCCCGCTAGTTCTTATGGCTATCCAAACGAGATAATAGACATGAGTCTGCATCTCTTTTTCTCTAAAACATTTATTTATTCCCATACCTGCATAGGCTTCGAACTCTACCTCGATAGCCGGGGTAATTTTGTAGGTCTCAACTACCCCGGACTCGAACGTAACTTTTAAACTAGCCATTTTCTCGCTCTCTTTCTTTAGACTGAGGTCTTAGGCCACGCTGTTGCGTCGCGTGCTGTAACGTCAAAGCTGAAATCTATGCTCGCAATTTCGCCCTGAGAACCGCTTACAGTTGCGTAGTTATTGATAAAGCAACTGCCTTTGTAAACCGGGTTCGTAGCGCTAGGAGTTGCACCGTTAGGAGCTACTTCAAACAGCACGCTAGTACCGTCGCAGGCGTCTAAGGTAGCCCGTACTGCTCCAGCGCTTGCAGCGTCCTGGGTCAGAAATAAGGTACCGCTTAGAACGTCTGAGGTCATACCAGCCAGGTACTTATGAGCTGAGTCTCCCGCAGCTGATATATCCAACTGGTCATAGTTAATTAATAGGTTAAGGCTTGATACTGCGGTCGATAGGTCTACGGCATTAATTTTTAAATAACTGTTTTGCGCGTAGTAAATTGTAGCTGCCATTAGTCGGATTCCTTTTCTTTAGTTGCGGGTTTTTCTGCTACTTCTATTGCTTCTATTAAGCCAGTTTTTAATAGGTTACTAACGTCATTACCTACTAAATCGTTTTCGGTCATAATGTCCCCGAAGGTCTTATCACCAATATATTTATGAGTTAATACTTTATATTTTATCATTTTGTTAGCTCCAACTCGAAACGATTTCTACATCTACCTCGGTCTGAAGTAAATTCCCTGCAGCGGTTTCCAATATGGCCGGGGCGCTAAAACTGCCTACGGTCATAATTAAATTAGCAGCGGATAACTTAGCGAATATAGCGACTATGAAGTCCTCTATATTTACCTGGTTTCCTAAATTATCTAGCATAGGTACTAACCCGTAAATTTTATATCTGGCTATAGGTGCTATAGCCGAGCGCTGGCCAGAACTAACTACGATAAAAGGATCGTTATTGGCGATCACTATAGAATTGGCTAAAGGGATAGGCGGGATATAACTAAAAACAGTCCAGACAGTCGGATTAGCTAAAGCCGTCGCCAGTGTTGTTCTAAGAGTAGTTATAGCGGCTGGCATTGGTCAGCCGATCATTGACGCGGGGGACTGATACGGGGCGAGTAATCCGCGTACTTTTGCTACGAGAGTGTTCCCGAGCGCGTAGGGATTTTGAATGAATCCATCTAGGGTTACAGTTGTTGCACCTGGGGCGCTTCTGGACTGCCAGATAACAGTAGCTAGAGTGGCCGTAGCTTCTCTGATCGCCGGGACTGTCGCGTAATCCTGAGCGTGAAAATCTCCAGTAACTAAACCGTAAGGTTTTACCGCGTGGACTAATTGATCGCTACCAGTTTTAGCATAACTAAAAGTATAAAGAGTCGTATTTGTAATAGTTTTAGTTCCGTTAAATACAGCGCCAGCGCTAGAGATTACTACTGATTGACCTATTCTAAATTCATGAATTACAGGCGTGTAAATTGTTGCCACGTTAGCTGCTAGAGCAGTCGCAGAAATTGGAACAGTGTTAAACCATAAATACTTTTTGCATATGTCCTCTGCGGCCTGTGCCACTTCTTCGACTGTTGCGTCTGCGTAGAGGGTTATATTTTGTATCCCTAATAAAACGCGAAGCTCTGCCATAGTGATATAGGTAGCAGCCATAGCAGAGCCTCTCTGTTTTAGGCCTAAACCCTGTAGCGAGTTACAGGGTCTAGGGTTCTAGGGGTTTTTATTAGGTAAGGTTAAAGCGACGGATTCCGCCTGCGACTAATGTCTTAGCTGCGATATATCCGTAAAGCATTGTCTCGATCTCACCCGAGCTAGGGATATTTGTAGAAAGACGTAGTACTGGGCTTTCTGCAATATACATAGAGCTAGGTACGACGATAAACGCGCTCTCGTCAATAGTTGTAGATACCATGTTTGGGTCCACAAAAAAATCCAACCCTAAAACGTTCCCGCGTAGGCTGGTAGGTACAGAACTTCCTCCACTATTGTAAGGACTTCCCGCGTTATAAATTGGTCTCCCAGTACTATCCGTCGCGCCGAGAAGTAACGACCACTGGGAAGTTCCTCCTACGTAAGCTGTAGCTACTTCGCCAGTTGCTAAGTAAGCAGCTGGAGCTTCTACAGATACAAACGAAATAATACCGGCGCTTGAAGCTGCACAGGTAGCGCCTTGAGTTCCGCCAGAAGTAGCTTCTGCCACTACATAAGCGTCTGTAGCTTTGTTATATGCGCGTTGCATATTGTCTAACATAGCTTGAAAAAATGCAGGATTATCAGATGACCTCTCTAAAAGCTCAACGCTGTAGCGTTGTAATCCGGCCATTTTTACAACAGTTGCATTTACATAAGCTGAGACGATACCGGTCTCGCTAGGTGCTGCTCCTTCTGCAGTTGTGGCTACTGTACCTGAGGTCGAAATTTTAGGAATGCTTACCACCATTCCGGAATTGCTAAGGGCTTTGCTTCCCCCGAACGCATCAATTAGCGGACGTGAGCCGATAAGAGTATCAACTACGGTACCCACATATTGCACTGGGTTAAATGCTGGGTTAGTTGTAAATGAATCATCTGCAAAATTCATTACGTTAGCTGCTTGAGCGTCTGCAGCGCGTACATAATCGCGGGAATCATCATTACCTAATTGGGCTTTAATTGTGTGTTGCAAGTAAGTAGCCTTAGATTTAATCGGGCTGCGTACTTCTGAATACGCCATAGCTGTTACGGCGGTTGGGCGTGAGGCTTCGACCTTAGCGGCTTCTACCTCGGGGGTTACTGGGGTAGCGTTATCTGACACGCTGGCCTCACTTTCGGTTGGTTGGGTTTCTGGGTTTTCCTCTACTGGCTCAGGCTCGGTCTCACTCGCGGCGACCGAAATTACCGCGGCAGAATCGAACGCGGCAGCTTGGACCAAACTGGTTTCAATGAGGCGAGCGGAACTAATATATAAAATTCCGTCGCGCGGTTGGCTAGCAATTACTTCTACTCCGACACTAAGGCCGCTACGTAAATCCTGGCTAGCTTCTACTAGCGAATCGTTACCGCGTGTAGTTTCTGCAATTTTAAAGCTAGCGAAAATACCCTCGTCGGTAGTAGTGAAATTTACAGCTCTACCTATTGGTTGCTTAGGGTCATGCTCTAAAAGTAATTTAACTTTAGCGGTTTCATGAATAGCAATACTATTTTTTTGAAAAATTACTTTGCCTGCACTGGTATATCCGATTTCGTTATCAAACGGAACAATTTTACCGCTAATAATTCTGCGGCCTTCGTCGCATGATAATTCCTGATTAAAGTTAAGCTTCATTACTCATGTCTCCATTCGGGGTTAAATCCTCCATAGCTTTAGCTTGATCTAAAGTTATGAGATTAAGCGCTAACATTTTTTCAATAATTGCTAAACGTGTCATAGGGTCAGTACGTAAAAAACTTTCGTCTAAATTAAATTTTACGTAATTTTGAGAATTGGTCATATCGTCCATTGACATTCTGCCTTCCAGGGCAGAAATTATCGGACGCAAAGACATGTCGACGAATTGTTTTCTTTCATCTAAAACGTTGCTGTACGTGAGGCTATTGTTCATATCACTAGATAAGAGATAAGCGGGTACGTTGCATAATCTGGCTATTTGAGTACTAAGGAATTGCGAGGCGTCCGTGTAGCACATGTCCTTCGGACTGAAACTAGTAGCCTCATATTTCAAACTGGCAGAGAGAAAGGCCGTACTACGTTGTAACCTGGCTTGTTTCCATGCAGATAACAAACCTGTTATCTGTTCCTCAGGAAGGTCCGCGCCGGATGACTGGAGATACCCCGACGGAATTGGAGTACTCGCAGCAATAGCCGAAGCTTTTTCCAAATCGAGAGCGGCGCGTATTGTGCGGCCTCCGCGGTTTAATATCCCTTCATCTAAACCCTGGAAAGTAATTAAACTACCAACGCCAGACATAGGACGCACTTTATTATCAACTGTGTACTGTCTTACTAAAGTATTGTTTTCGTTTAGCTGTACGCTAACTCTGTCATTAGATACAAAAGCAAAGCGCGCCGGGCGTCCGTCGAGAACATAGGTCTCAGTAACTTCGAGATAGGCCACGCCGAAAAAAAATAAACTATCTGCTAAATAAGTATAAGTAACAGCGCCGGGCTGTCTGTAATCTGGCTGATCTAACCATTTAGGATTTTCTAATTCCTGCTCTGTAGATTTACGATATAAATGAAGCGGGAGTGTGCCAATCGTTCCGCAGACTAAATTTCTAGCTCTAGCTATTGACGGTACAGCCATAGCCTCAGCTCTAGTTACATAAACCGGCTGGACTACGTTATAAAGATTATTACCGTAAGCTTCCATAACCGGCGGGGCGTATTGCGCGGTAATTGACGGAGTGCTATAAACTGGGTCAGGAATTGAGTTTACTAACTTTAGTGTTTGTAGTATTCCCACGTTAGGCAGTATATACCCTAATTAATTAAAATGTCCGATTTATTACGGCGTGTCTAACTTATTATAATTTGAGCCGTAGGCTGAGGTTTAGAGGCGTACCATGAAACCATGCTCGCGCTGATAGCTGCACAGATTTCACCCTGAGATTTACGTCTTACCAGTTTCCAGCCATACGGGGTTATTTTTGTAGCACACGCAGCTATAGCTTCGCTAAGTACTGGGTCTCCATTATGGACTAACTGTTTATGGCTCATTAATTGAGCTAGTCGATTACTGGCGTCATTTTGCGCCCGGCCCGATACGTCCATTAATTCGACACCGGCAGACTTTAAATAAGCTACTACGTTATCGCTGACCCATTTATCGTACATTAGGACCGCTGGCTTATATTTCATTATATGGACGTTTATATCGCTAGCTAACTGTCGATCATCTAGAGCAGTAGTGGACTCGAACACTTGCAGGACCTTAACCTTTACCTTTAGATTATCTACCTTTTGACCGGCAACTAATACGCCGTATTTATGCGTATAGCTCTTATCAAAAGCAAAGTAAGTCGCTGGACCGGGTAATACGTCCGAGTCTTTATCTAAGCAACTTTCAAAGCTGCC